TTCAGGGGCTTTTGATGAAAAATTTTCCATAACTTTCTGTGTTACAGGCGCTGCAACCTCTGCGCCTTTAAAAAATTTACCAACAACAGGTATCGATGCAAGACCAGCCATATATTTCATAAACGTTCTTCTGTCCATACCTTTCTTAAAACCTATACGACCACCTTCTGCAAAATCATTGTCATCAAAATCCATGTCTGTTTCTTTAGGTTTTATATTTCTTTCAAAAATATGATCTTCTGTATCTTGTAATATTTTTTTAGCATCTTGTTCTGATAAATTTTTGTATTGGCCCCTTCTGCCAATTAC